AATAGTAATTTTATTACGGCAGATGCTAATATTAGGCAGTTTTTGAGTGCTAATGGGGATGGTACAGGTGAAATAAATATCAATGGGAATTATAGTGATGCTGGGCTGGGTAGGACGCGGTTTTTTATCCAACCACCAATTGATGAAACTTACCTGTTAAACCGGTTGCTTGTTTTTATTGAAGATACTCAGCCATTTTCAGCCAATGTTTATGGGAAGGATATTGTGTTGACCAATGGTATATTTTTAGAAGTTGTTGATGAGGGGGGGGTTACACACGATCTGGTTAATGATCATCCAGTTAAGTCGAACGCAGAGTGGACGGACCATTGCCATGATGCAATAGTATCAAGTTATGGGAGTGGGAATCAGGCGCTGTCTGCGCGGTGGTCATTTTTTAGGTCAGGGTTTCCTTTGATGTTGGAGGGGAGGAATAATGATCGGTTGGAGGCTATTTTTCACGATAATTTTAATGGTTTGGTAGAGCATCATCTTAAGGTTGAAGGGTGGAAGATTTCGGGGTGATTTATGAATATGACTACTGATAATAATGTTAGACAGTTTTTAAGTTCTAATGGGGATGGGTCTGGCATTGTGAATGGGATAGGTGATTACCGGGGGGATGATAAGCTTATTTTGTACATACAGCCACCCCCAGATAAAAATTATAATATTAATTTGATGTTGGGATATGTTAAGGATGAGAAGTTAAAGTTTGATGTGGATAAGTATGGTAAGGACCTGGTATTGGTGAATGGGATCACGGTCCAGACTACAGATGCAACGGGGATGATGCATGATTTAACTGGCGGGCAGCCAGTAATGACTAATCCACAATGGAGTAGTCATTGTTATTATACGACTATGGATTATGGAGTGTTGGTTTTTTTGTGGCTGTTTGAGCAGCTTAATAGGCCACTGTTGCTGGAGGGGGCTAATGGGGATTGTTTGGAGGTGGTGTTGAATGATAATTTTATAGGGCTAGATCATCAAACGTTTAAGGTTGAGGGTTATATTCTGTGAGCTTCTTTTTGAAGATGTTGGGGGTTACGCCCAATCCGAGTAGGGACCCGAGGGATGATAGGTGGTGGAGCTCTACTACGGCGAGGACATCGGTGGCCGGGGTGCGGGTGACTGCTGAGACGGCGCAAACTATTTCGGCGTTGTGGGCGTGTACTACGCTGCTGAGTGAGACGATTGGTTGGCTGCCGTTGGGGATTTTTCAATTTGTGGATGATGATACGAAGAACCGGGCACGGAATCACCCTTTGTATGATGTGGTCCATACTCAGCCAAATAAGTGGCAAACGGCGATGGAGTTTAGGTCGATGATGACGGGGCACGTGATTTTACGGGGCAATGCTTATGCTCAGATTGTGCCGGGTGCGCGTGGGCCGGTTGACCAGTTGATTCCGATTCACCCGGACCGGATTCCTCCGGGGAATGTGGAGAGGCTGCCTGATGGTAGTTTACGGTATATGGTCAAACAAAAAGACGGATCGACAAAGCCGGTGAATGGGGAGGATATTTTTCATTTACGGGGGCCGTCGGATGATGGGATTGTGGGGAAGTCGATTATTGATTATGGGCGGGATTCGTTTGGGTTGACGCTGGCGGCGGAGAGGTATGGGGGCCGGTTTTTTAGGAATGATAGCAGGCCCGGCGGGGTGTTGCGGATGGATGGGTCGTTGAAGGAAGGGGCGGCACAGCGGCTGAAGAGTAGCTGGGAGGCTGCCCATAGTGGGAGTGATCAACATAGGGTGGCGGTGTTGGAGGATGGGTTACAGTGGCAGCAGGTTGGGTTGACAAATGAGGATGCTCAATTTTTGGAGACGCGGGAGTTCCAGGCGGAGGATGTTTGCCGGTGGTTTAGGGTGCCGCCGTGGATGATTGGGTTAACGTCTAAGACTACTTCCTGGGGGAGTGGGATTGAGGCGATGGGGATTGGGTTTGTGACCTATACGCTTATGCCCTGGTTGACTCGATGGTCGCAGACTATTAGTAAGGATTTGATTATTGCTCCGGATAGGTTTTTTGCGGAGTTTATTGTGGAGGGGTTGTTACGGGGGGATATTAAGAGCCGGTATGGGGCCTATGCTACGGCCAGGCAGTGGGGTTGGTTGAGTGTGAACGATATTCGGCGGTTGGAGAATATGAATGCGATTGGTGAGGGTGGGGATCAGTATTTGAGGCCGTTGAATATGGTGGATGTGGGGGATGATGATGGGGCGATTGGGATGGGTGGGGCTTCGACAGGCTCTGCCGGCGGCGGGGCGGGGGGCAACGATTCGACAGGCGCGGCTCACTTGGCTTCGACAGGCTCTGCCGGCGTGGCTGGCGTGGCTGGCGATTCGGCGGGGGCGGCTCACTTGGCTTCGACAGGCTCTGCCGGCGTGGCTGGGGGGCATTATTATTTGTTGGCCCAGGAAGCGGCGGGGCGGGTGGTGCGTAAGGAAATTGCGGCTATGAATCGGGCGGCGAAAAATACGTATGTTAGCCAGGATATTGAGGCTTGGGAAGTGGCGGTTAATGATTTTTATAAGAGTCACTCTACGCTGGTTTCTGAAACGATGCGGATGCCGATGGATAAGGTTAATATATATATAGGAGCCGGGCAGGGTGAGTTGATTGAGTTTGGGCCGGGGACGATGGTTGATTGGCAGGCGCGGCGGGTGGATGATTTGGTGCGGTTGGCTGTGGGTTTTGAATGATGAATGAGGAGTGATGAGTGATGAGTGAAAAAACAGACGTTTATGAAATAGATGTGACTAAAAAGTATATTTTGCAATTCAAGGAACGTTTGAGACAAGAGGATTTGCTCAGGATGATAAGAGATATTTCTGATTGGGTTGCGAGTGATGCGCCTTTTTTGATTTTGGAGGGTGATGTAAAGTTGGTGAGGGTGGAGGATGCGGACATCCCCCCAGAGGAGGGGGTTTGATTCCTCTGGGGGGTGATGGTTTGGTTTTGGGGGTTAGGGGGGTGGTGGTTTGCTGGCCGCCAGGCGTTTGAGGCGGGGGGGCCAGTGACGGCGGTTGAAGTGTAGGTATAGTGCGGTTAGGATTGGGTAGCGGGCCATTAGATGCACACCCCAATCTGGGTTAAATTTGTTTTGAAGCATTTTCCTGACTCCTTATATGGTAAAAAACAAAATCCTTGTGCTTATCACACCATCGAGGAGTCAGGAAACCCATTCAACAGGCATAAGCACAAGGACTGTGTTCACAATTTATTTTATTGTTTGGCATAAATAAAAAATGCCTGCGTTAGAGTTTCCTGACTCGGAAATATTTTAGCATGGTTGGGGGTCGATGTCAATAATTGGCTTAAAGTCGTAACGGGGGGGTGTGATCGTGGGGGGCCTGACAGGTTTGGATTGTATTTTAGCATAGAATTGGGAGGAATAATTAATTATGGCAGATGAAATGATGTATAAACCTCTTGAATTACATTATGAAGATTATGAAGATAAAATATTTGCATCGGTTTTGAGCAATATAAAAGCCAGATTAAGCAGTCCTAGTGTCTGGCTGCCATTGAACGCTAACCGTGTGGATGTTGAGGATGATGGGAATAATTATTATGATATGTTTGGCCGTCCGCTCTCGAATAGTAATGTAAAAAAATTGGAAGGATCCCCCCCTGGGGGTGGTATAGAAATGGGATGGATAATTAATTATGCGGTATTTGGGGGGTAAGTCGAGGATTGCGAATCAAATAGCAGCATATATTAATAATATCCGTAAGCCTGGTCAAACATATTGGGAGCCATTTGTGGGGGGGGGGTCGGTGCTGGCGCGTATTCATTCTGAGCCTATTTTTGCCAGTGATATCCATCCACAGTTAATTAAACTGTGGTTAGCTGTGCAATCAGGGTGGGTTCCTCCTGAAGTGGTTACAGAGGAGGATCGCAGGCGGGCAAAGAATGGGGAGTTTTCAGATGCTTTAACAGCGTTTATCGGTTTTGGAGCATCTTGGGGAGGGTGTTGGTTTTCTGGTCTTTCAAAGGACGCGGCAAAAGAATCTAGTAAAAGCATTGTGAAGAAATTTTCTAAAATGACCAGGCCACATTTCTTTGAAGGTGATTTCTTGGAATGTTTACCGCCGGCTGAGGGATGTTTGATATATTGTGATCCGCCTTATGAGGGCACAACTTCTTATAATGGTGTGAAAAGATTTGACACTTTATTATTTTGGCAGCGGGTGAGGGAGCTTGAGGATAGGGGGCATACTGTTGTGGTTTCGGAGTATCAAGCGCCTGATGATTTTGGGTGTGTATGGGAATTGCCAACAAAAATTAATCTTACAAATGGTATGCTTACGAGAATCGAAAGGCTATTCCGGTTTGGTAGTTATCCGATGTTTCAAGGAGTATTATGGGAGGCGGCTATAACGTCCGCTTTAGTGAAGGTGAGTTATGCAGAATGAAATGAGGTATCGACGGGTTATTGAGGCGATGAATGAGTCGCCGTGGGCGATTTTGCCGGGTAAGTTGGCTCAGATTCGGGCGTTGATGGCGTTGAGGGTTTCGGGGCGGCGGTTGTCTGAGGGTGAAATTAAGGCGGTGGTGGAGGCTGCCCAGGGTAGGCCGGTGAGTGCTGGGGCTGAGGGGGTGGCGGTGGTGCCTCTGGTGGGGACTATGATCCCCAGAGCGGATATCACGGAATCGAGTGGGGCGGTTTCGATGCAACGGTTTTTGGGTAATTTTCGGGCGGCTGTGAGGGACCCGGATGTGGGGAGTGTGGTGATTGATGTTGATTCACCCGGCGGGCAGGTGGGCGGGGTGGATGAGGTGAGCAAGGAGATTTTTGAGGCGCGGGGGGATAAGCCTATTTTTGCGGTGGCGAATCACCTGGCGGCGAGTGCGGCCTATTGGGTGGCTACGGCGGCGGATGAGTTTTGGGTGTCACCGAGTGGGAATGTGGGGAGTATTGGGGTGATTGCGATGCATGAGGATGTGAGCGGGTTGCTTGAAAAGGAGGGGATTAAGGTTAGTTTGATTTCGGCGGGGAGGTTTAAATCTGAGGGGAGTCCGTTTTTGCCGTTGGATGATGAGGCGCGGGAGGCTATCCAGGGCCAGGTGGATGTGTTTTATGATATGTTTGTTAAGGCTGTGGCGAGGAATCGGGGGGTGAAGGTTTCGGATGTGCACCAGGGCTTTGGGGAAGGTAGGGTTGTGGGGGGCCGGGAGGCGGTGCGGTTGGGTATGGCTGACCGGGTGGGGACGTTGGATGAGGCTATTGTTGCGGCTGGCCGTAGTCGCCGTAAGGGTAGGAGCCAAGCTAAGGCAGGGGTGGATTTTCGCCGGCGGAGGTTGCGGGCGAATGAGTAGACGGCTCCGTTGAGTCGAGATGGGACTCCCGTTGGAGATTATACTGGTTATTTTAATTTCTTATTTTAGGAGTTGTGATTGTGAAGAATCGATATAAAGAGTTGGTGCAGGAAAAGGCTGACCTGGTTAAAGAGGCCAGTGGTATTTTTGACCTGGTTGAAACGGAAGGTCGGGATTTAAGTGAGGAGGAGATGGCGCGGGATGATGCTATCAATGGGCGGCTGAAGGCGGTGGCTACTCAGCTCGAGCGGGAGGAGCGTCGCCGGGAGTGGGAACGGAGTGTGGCGGTTTTGCCGGATGCAAATATGACAATTGCACGGCAGGCGGTGGAGAGTATTAAACCGCAGATTGAGCTTGATCCGATGGGGGGGTTTAAGAGTGTGGCTGAGTTTGCCCTGGCGGTGCGGGATGCTTGTATGCCAGGTGGCGGCCGGGTGGATGAACGGCTGCTGTTTAGGGGTGATGCGCCAACGAACTTTCATCAGGAGACGGATACTGGCGAGGGTTATATGGTTGCGCCACAAATGCGGGCTGAGGTCTGGGATATTGTTTGGATGCAGGATAGTTTGTTGGCGATGGTAGATTCGGAGCCTACAGCGGGCAATTATGTTGAGTTTGCCAAGGATGAGACCACTCCCTGGGGGGCGTCGGGGATTATAGCGAGGTGGCGGGCTGAGGGGACTAAGATGGAGGCGAGTAAGTTGGTGACTGAGGCGGAGCAGATGAAGCTCCACGAGTTATATGCTTTTGTGACTGCGACTGAAGAGCTGTTGGCAGATGCGCCCAGGCTGAATAATCGGTTGACTCGGAAGTCGGGTGAGGCGATACGGTGGAAGATTAATGAGGCGTTGGTCGATGGGACCGGGGCCGGGCAACCGTTAGGATGGGTGACATCAAATGCGAAAGTAACGGTGGCCAAAGAATCGGGGCAGGCGGCGGCTACGGTGGTGGCTGACAATGTGGCGAAGATGTTTGCTAGGCTGATTAATCCAGGGCAAGGTATTTGGTTTGTAAACCAAGATGTGTTGCCCCAATTAATTACAATGACGCTGGGAGACAAGCCTATCTGGATTCCTCCATCTCAGTCGTTTCAGGATGCGCCAGGGGGGTTTTTGTTTGGCCGTCCGGTGAGAATTTTGGAAAATTGTGAAACGTTGGGGACTGCGGGGGATATTCAGTTTGTTAACCCACGGGGGTATTACGCGATCACAAAAACGGCGGGTCTTGAGTTTGCGAGCTCTATTCATCTATTTTTTGACTTTAATCTCCAAGCGTTTAGATGGATATTTAGAATTAACGGACAGCCGTTTATGTCTGCGCCGGTTTCTCCGGCGAAGGGTAGTAAGACGCGGAGCCATTTTGTATTGTTGGCGACGCGGGCTTAATTTGATAATTTGATAATTGATGATTGATAGTTGGCTTCAGCCGGCGTGGCTGGCTATCAATTGTCGGTTGATTAGTGTTTTGAAAGGAGTTTTATTGTGAATCCAAATATACAACCGAGTGATAATGCGGTTTTTGTCGGGGTTATTGATCCTGATTTGAACGCGGCTGGGACGTTGACTACGGGCTGGATTTCTATGGCTACGTTTGAGGCGGTTCAGTGTGTGGTGATGGCTGGGGCGTTGGGGACCAGTGCGACGCTTGATGCTAAATTAGAGCAGGCTTCTGATAGCGGCGGGACCGGGGTGAAGGATATTGCGGGGAAGTTGATTACGCAATTGACTGAGGCTGGTGGTGATAATGATGTGCAGGCTATTATAAACTGTAGGTCTGATGAATTGGATGTGGATAATAGGTTTAATCACGTTCGATTGAGCATGACTGTGGCGGTGGCTTCGTCTGATTCGGCGGGGTTTGTGCTGGGCCATTATGCGCGGTATCAGCCGGCGGCGGATGCGGCTACGGTGGTTGAGGTGGTGACTTGATTTTGTTTGGCCCTGGGGTGTTTTGTTTGCGTGAAAACATTCCGGGGCTGAAAAACCTTCCGGGAAACCTTCCGGGGCTTGAAAAACCTTCCGGGAAACCTTCCGGGAAACCTTCCGGGAAACCTTCCAGGAAGCTTAGAGCTTCCAGGAAGGGAGCTTCCGGGAAGGGAGTGAGGTGGTATGGCGGCTAAGGGTTATTGTACTGCGGCGGACGTGGCGGCTTTTTTGGACAAAACGTTTACGGCGGGGCAAACGACACAAGCGAATAATTTGATTGAGCCGGCGGAGGTCTATATTGATGGTGAGACCAATAGAGGCTGGCTGGTGGGGGTTCAGACGGATGAGCGTTTTTATTGTCCTGGCTATGAGTTGTTTTTACAGTTTGTGCCGGTAACGAGTGTTGATACGATTACTGGCCGGGCTGGGCTGGGTGAGGGTGAGGATGTGCTGGTGGCGGATGAGGATTATGAGGTCCGGGATCTGGGGAATGGGTATATTATGCTGTTGTTTCCGGGTAGTTATGATCGGGTGCAGGTGGATTATACTCCGGTTAATACGGTGCCGGCTGATATTGAGCAGGCTTGTATTGAGATGGTAGCCAGTTGGATGTTGCCAGTGCTTCAGTCCGATTCGTTTGGATTGGATTCTTATAGTTTGCCGGATTTGACGGTTAAGTTTTCGCGGAGTCACGTTCAGGCGGCGATTCCTCCGGTGGCAGCGGCGACGCTGGAGCGGTATCATTTTGGGGTTCATGCTTGATGGGTATTCCGGGTTTGGATCAGGCGGCGGATGTTTATTTGCCGGATGTGGGCGGGGATGGTGATTTTACCATTTTGGATAAGGCAGGATTGGTTTGTCGCCTGGCGTATATTGAGCAGGGGCCGGAGGATGTGGGGGATGAGCGGGAGTCGATTGGGAGCCGGCGGCGGTTGTTGTGGGAGGAGGTTTATGATATGTCGGAGACGGCTCAGGTTGAGGTTGAGGGGGAGCGGTGGAATGTGATGGCGGGGACGCTGGGGAAGCTGCGCGGGCCGGGTGGGGCGGTGTTGTATCGGCGGTGTGAGGTGGCGGTGGTAAAATGATGATGGCTGCTGTTATTTTGGGGCGTTGGAAGATGGTTGTTGCTATGGCTGTTGTAGACCAGGTGATAAAGCGGGGTAATGCTTGGTTGAATGAGAAGGATGTAACTTTAATGGATACGCTGATTATGCGGTCCTGATAATATGAAAGGAGTTTTTGTGATGGATTTAACAGATTTAACACCTATTTTTGAGAATTTTTTACCGATTATTATTATGGCTATTTTGGGTTTTGCGGTTAGGGAGGCCCGGAGTTGGATGCGGGGTCAATTGAACAATTGGCAGCGGGAGACTGTTGCGGCGGTGGTTAATGCGGCGGTGTTGGCGGCGGAGCAGGGTGGCCTGAGTGGTAGTGAGGCTTTGAGGTATGCTATGGATTGCACAGCTAAGGAGTTGGCTGCATACGGGTTTACGATTGATGCTGACCGGGTGGCGGTGCTGATTGAGGGTGAGGTGAAGAAGTTGTTTAATATGGATGTTTTAGCGGCGGATTAAGTGGGGTGGTTTGATGGGTTTAGAGATTAAGCTGAGGGGGATGGAGGATGCTGAGAAGCAGATGGCCCGAATCGAGCGGGGGCTGAAGGCTTTGCAGAATTTAGAGGGGGTTATTTTTAGTAAGTTGCCATACGCTTATGGGATTGAGGAGGGGAGGCATAGAAAAACGGGGAAGATGGCGAGGATGGCGGGGGGGTCTTTTTATATGCGCCGGGCGGTTGATGAGGTGCTATCTGGGGCTGATAGGGATTTGAGTGAGGGACTTGAGAAAGTGACTGCGCCGGGGCCGTGGGTGGTACGGCGGCTGGCGTTGTGGGCGAGGCGGTTGGCGCGGGCAAATGTTCCGCGTGGGCCGCGTAAGAAGTCACATTCGTATAGGTTGAGTAAGTCGATTAAATACAAGGTGAGGCGAAAGTGATGAGTGATGAATGATGAGTGATGAATGATGAGTGATGAATGGGTGGTTGTTTATGAGCTTTAGTAATGTAGTTGTGGCTGATGAGTTGGTGGCTGTGCTTGCCGGTTTGAGTGGGATGGGGGTGGCTCAGGTTGGGGCGCCGGAGAGTTTTGGGCCGAAGGTGGGGAGTTATGTGACTTTGGGGGGGATTCAGAGTCAGCGGGTGGTTAGTGCGGTGGTGGAGCGTGATACGCGGTTTTTTTGTATGTTTGCTTACCGGGTGGATGAGGCTGAGGCTACGGCGGAGACTACGTTGATGGGGTTGGTTGATGGGTTTATGGATGCGTTGAACGCGGATTTGACGTTGGGGGGGGTGGCGCGGTCGCTGGAGATTAGTAGTAGTACGGCGGATGAGCCGGAGTATCAACTGAGAGCGGGGAGGGAATATAGGGAATATCCGGTGGTGGTGACGGTGAAGCAACGGGATAGTTATGCTGTGAATCCGTAGTGAAGAGTGAAGAGTGAATAGTGAAGGCCGTTGCAGGTTGTTTTGATCTGTGGCGGCTTTTTTTATTGGTTTTGGGGGTTGACACGGTAACGGAAACGTGATTTTGGGGGTTGACACGGTAACGGAAACGTGATATACTGTATGTAATCGGTAGCGAAAACGTTACTAATAAATCTTAGGAGATTAGAATGAAAACTGCTAGAGAAGTTATAGTAAATGTAGAAGATCCTGCTGACAAATGGGAAACGCGGCATCAATATGAAATTGGGAAGACGCAAAAAATCATATTGGATGCGTTGGGAGTTGAGGCTAATAATTCAGGCCACGCAAGCAATATTTTTGCGGCATTGGGTATTGAGGTTAGCAGTAAACGACAAGGCCGGCAAAGTGTTCCGGTTGTGAGTAAAGTTGATAGTAGCGGTGGCGGGATCAATACCCAGGGTGACGGCGAGGCGTGGGATTATGAGGTTGAGGTTGATTTGACTGCTATTGAAGAATGGATGGGTTAATTAATTTGGCCTTCGTTGGGTGGTGGTTGCTTGACGAAGGCTGAAGTTTTGGGGATTGTATTAAGCAGGTTATTTATTAGAGGAGATACTGATGTTAAAAAAAGGTGATACGGTTTTTGTTGGGGATTATAAACGAGTACAGACTATTTTTACGGGTGGAGATTATACGCCAGGGACAGTGCATACTCTAAAGGGAGAATGGTTTGGGGAGATTACTAATGTTTTTGATGATGGGAATGAAGGTGAGATTGTTCAGATAAAAAGGGATAATAGCGAGGCTGATGAGGGGTTTTATGAGTTTGGGCCTGATGAGTTGGAAGCTGTGATTACGGGTTCCGAAGCGGAGACGCTTTGGGGGTTGAAGAAGGGGACGGTCCGGAAGGCGTGTCGGGAGGAGAGGATTAGGGGGAAGCTATCGGGAAAAGTTTGGTTAACTACGCTCAGTGAGATGGAGGAGCATTATGGTGTTAGGAAGGAGAATGATTGAATGGTTCAGAAAGTTATTCTGCTTTCATAATTGGGACAGTGGCATATTTTATGCTGATGGTAGCATAAGGTATGTTTGCCTCAGTTGTGGGTCAGTTTATTGGGAAGGTTAAAGTCAAAAATGAGGATGATTTAATTTAATGCAAGTCCGTAATCAGCCGGGCTATAAATGGAGTTTTTGATGATTTTACTACCGAGTGAAAGAAAGTTGGCGATAAAAGCGGCTGAAGCCGAATTTGGGGAAATTGGTTCATTACAAATTAATGAACCTTGTAATTGTAATGGTCAGATTAGCCATAATAATGGTGGCAATTATCACGAGGAGATTACTATTAAGCGTGATGAGGATGAGGTATTTGTTAAGTTTGATTCTTCTAGCGAGTTCTTTACGGCGGAGTGGGAAGTATGTAAGGATTGGAAAAAAGTTATAGAGGATCATAGTGATTGGTTGGTGAGACCAAATTGACATAACAAAAGGGTTGTGGTAGAATTTTTAGAGGTGTGCGAAGCCGGGTAGTTGGTTAACTATGGTTTCGCACACTTTTTTTGTTTTGAGAGGGACGCGGTTTTAGAGCGGGTTTTGTGCCTGGTCTATGCTGCGTTTTTTTTTAGTGATGAATGATGAGTGAGGGTGTTTTGATGAATAAGATTAAGGCAAGGTTTTTGGGGAAGAGGGGGGAGGGGTATTATGGGATTCCGGGGAGGGATTTGTTTCTGGAGGAGTGGGAACGGTTGAATGAGAAGCAGCAAAAGTTGGTTAGTAGTGGTGCGCTTTATGAGATGGTGGAGGGTTTGAATCCTTTGAAGCCATTGAAAAAGAAGCGGGCTGTTAAGATACCCGATTGATGCATGGGGCATGATGTTGGGCCAGGGTTCATCCTGGCCCAACGATCTTGGCTTCGACAGGCTCAGCCGGCGGAGCTACTGGCGGGGGGTTGGGCTTTGATTAATGCTTGGGCGTTGGTTAGGGCTTTGGCCTGGCTGTAGGTTTCGGCGGCTTGGTAGCGTTGGTTGGTGAGGTGGTGGCCTACGATTAGGACGGCGACGTACATTAGGACGCGGAGGTATGTGCCGTTTATTTCTTGGGCTACGGTGGTGATTTCTGATTTCATAAAATCATCATCGAAGCGGGTTTGAAATGGTTCTTTTTGGGTTACTAAGTTTTTGATTACAAATTCTAATACTGTGATCATTTTGCTGACTCCTTATTGGGTAAAAACAAAATCCTTGTGCTTATTTATACCAATTGCGGAGTCAGCAAACCCAACATCAGGCAAGTAAGCACAAGGACTTTGTTTACAATTATTTTATTGTTTGGCATAAATAAAAAAATGCCTGCGGTGGAGTTGCTGACTCGGAAATATTTTAGCATGGTTGGGGGTCGATGTCAAGAGGGAAAGTCGTAACGGTGGGGGGTGATCCGGGGAGGCCGTAGGTTAAACGAAAAATCAGAAACCAGGTTTGTTGTTGGGGTGTGGGGGGTAATGAAGTTTATGGGTTGTTGGGGTTGGTTTTGTCTTTGAGGTCGGGAAACCTGGTTTCTTAATTTTTATTATTATAGCATATAGATGAAAGGAGTAATTAATTATGGCTGGAGAGTTATGGCGAAATACTTATCAGATTGGGAAGGAAATTACCCCCGGGACGGGGGTGGCGGCGACGCGAAAAATGTATTATGAGGTGGATGGGAGTCGGTTGCAACGTGATCGGACGGCGCGGGCGCATAAGTTTGCTACTGGTACGCGGGATAATGTGAGAGCGGTTACGTTAGGGTCGAGTGAGGTGAGTGGGACGCTGGTGGTTCCGTTGTCATCGAGCGAGATTATTGAGAAGCTGCTGATGACTGTTGATGGTGGTGTGTCTGGGGTGTTGGGGGTGGCTGCGTATCTGTGGACGTTTACGCCAGGCGAATCTTTGGATAGTGCAACGGTTGAGTGGGATGATGGGGCCCGGGTGTGGAAGGCGGCGGGTGTTTTTGGGAATAGTATCAAGTTTTCGGGGAATGTAAAAGATAAGAATCAGGTGGAGGTTGAGGTATTTGGAATGAATATGGCGGCTTCTACCCTGACCGGGGCGTTGACGGATCGGGAGCCTAATTTTATTGAGGGATGGGAAACGAGGATGTTTATTGATGGGCTGGGAGGTACGCCGGGCACGACTCTAATTCCGGGGACGTTGGTTAATTGGGAGGTGGAGTTGGGGAATCTGCTCGGGCGTAAATATACGGCTGAAAATACTCAGGATGTGACGAGTATTACTACGGGAGAGATTGAGGTATCTGCTACGTTGACGTTTGAGGCATCGAGCGCAACGGCATTATCTGAGTTCAATAATTGGGATGCGGTTAATGAGCGGTTGATACGGTTGGATTTTGGGAATAATAAGGTTATCGCCGGGGCTGAATTGGAGTTTGTGACTTTAGATGTTCCGGGGGCGTGGGATGCGTTTGACCTGGGGGGGTCGGATGAGGGGACGCGGACTTATGAATTGAGCTTGCAATATGTTTATGATGTGACCAATGCTTTTGGGTTGCAGATTAGGGCGCAAAATGACAGATCGGCGGCCTGGGTATGAGTAAGTTAGAAAATCGACCAAAAGAGGGACAAAATGGGACCGGGCCGCAGATTAAACGGCGGGAGTCGTGGGTGAAGCTGCCGGGGGAGTATGAGGGTTTTAAGTTTAAGTTGTGGGTCAATGCACCGTCTAGTTTGTGGTCGGTGTTGTTGGTGGGGTCGCAGGTGGATGAGCTGGGGGAGGATGCGAGTGAGGATGAGGAGGCGGCCCAGGCGGCGGCGGCGGCGGTGAAGGAGGCGGAGTTGCAGGGTGTTTTGCAGAAGCTGGTGCTGGAGCATAATGGGTGGAGGGATTTTGAGGGGGAGACTTATCCGCAGCCGAGTGAGGTGGCGTTTTGGGAGATTATTCCGACTGAACTGGCTGCGTGTGTGATTGCGGCGAGTCAGGTGGAGATGAGAAAGCTCCCAAATTCGATAGCGTCGAGGAAGCGGCGCTCGCGACGTGGCTGAGGGCTAAGAATAAGGAGGGTTTGGATGTGCCGTGGGTTTATGTCCGACGGCAGGTGGGGAAAAGTTGGGGGATTGTTCCGTGGGCGGTGGATGAGGCTCCGATGGATGAGGTGTTGTTGGAGTTGAGGATTTTGGGGATGGTGGGAAGTGATGAATGATGAGTGATGAATGGTGAGTTGGGTTAATGGCTAGTTTAAATATTGCAATTGCGATTGGGGCGAATACAAAGAAGGCAATGGGGCCTATTGGTCGGTTGTCTGATGCTTTATCCGGGTTGAATGAGTCGGCTACCCGGGGTTTTTCTAGTTTGCAGAATATTGCTAAGGCGGCGGGGGGTGCCTTGGTGGTGGGGATTGGGGCAGCGACGGCGGCTATAGTGGGGCTGGGGGCGGTGGCGACGGAGAAGTTTATCGGGTTTGAAAACCAGATGAATGAGGTTTTTACTCTTTTACCGGAGTTTA